AGCATTGCAGCATAGGTGAAGCTGCTTTAGCAAAATATACAATCAATTCATTCTTAGCAACTAAGGTTGTGTTTATGAATGAAATGTATGAGATTGCAACAGCAGCTGGATTGAATTATGAAAATATTTCAAAATTAGTATCTTTAGATCCACGCATCGGTCAAAGTCATCTCAAAGTTCCAGGCCCGGACGGAACATTAGGATTCGGCGGAATGTGCTTTCCTAAAGACACTGAGGCATTATTAAAATATGCAGAAAACAACGGCGTCAATTTAAATGTGTTGGACGCTGCTGTAAAGAAAAATACACTGCTTAGGTTGCAGGAATCTAAATAATACTGTATTATAAAGAATAGGCAATCCTCTGCCTTTAAACATCGGAGAATAATAAAAATGAGTGAAAAGAATCTAAGTCAAGTAATCCGTGAACGTATGCGATCGGACAATAAGCGTTTCTGGGCAGGAGACAATATTAGTGATTATGTCAACGATAATGTGTTACCGGAACTAATCGACGAAGCTGCCGAAGCATTTGAAAGTGTGCTCGACACACTGCTTATCGATCGAGAAACAGATCCAAACAGCAAAGGCACAGCAAGACGCCTTGCTAAAATGTATTACAATGAAATAATGGCAGGTAGATATGAACCAGCACCCGACGCAACCGCTTTCCCCAACGACTCGCAAGACCGTTATGAGGGTATGCTTGTGGTACGTTCTGAGCTTCGTAGTATGTGCTCACATCATCACCAACCTGTTAGCGGTGTGGCTTATATTGGTATTATTGCCGCTCAAAAGCTCATTGGTCTTAGCAAGTATACTCGTATTGCTCAGTGGTGTGCTCGGCGTGGCACACTTCAAGAAGAATTGGCTAATGATATCGCTCGTGAGATCATGAAAGCAACTGACGCCAAAGATGTCGGCGTTTATATTCAAGCAGTGCACGGCTGCTGTGAGAATCGCGGCATTATGGCACATAGTTCGTTAACACAGACCACTGTGCTCAAAGGCGCATTCAAAGATGATCAAAGCACCAAGAAAGAGTTCTTTGATAACATTAAATTACAACAGGATTTTGCTCCAAGATGATTAAACTAAAATTAGTTGAGATAGGAAGTAAATGGTTTAGTGGAACAAGAGACAAAATTTTTATTGTTACTGACTTATACGAAAAAGACGAAAACATGTGGATAAGTTATGCAAATGAAGACAAGACTTATAGTTGTTTAATCGAAGCATTTACTCAAAGATTTATAGAGATTCAAAATGAAAATTAAAATTGCAGAACTGTTTTACAGTATTCAAGGAGAAGGACGCTACATGGGCGTCCCGTCAGTGTTTTTAAGAACTTTTGGTTGTAACTTTAAGTGCGCTGGTTTTGGTATGCCTCGCGGCGAACTGAGCACAGAAGCAGATGTCATTGCAGTGATGCATGAAAACATTCCATATCCAGATTACAAAATGCTACCACTCGTAAGCACAGGATGCGACAGTTACGCAAGTTGGGATCCAAGATTTAAAGATCTATCTCCGTTGATGGAAACAGGTGGTATTGCAGATCGCATTATGGAAATTATTCCACACGGCGAATGGAAGGACGAGCATCTTGTTATTACAGGCGGCGAACCATTGCTGGGTTGGCAACGTGCTTATCCAGATTTGCTAAGTCATCCTAAGATGAAGGGATTGAAAGAAATTACGTTCGAGACTAACGGTACTCAAAAGTTAACTCCGGAGTTTGTAAATTATCTTAAAAACTGGAACCAAGAACAGAAGCACAGAGAAATCACATTCAGTGTAAGTGCTAAAC